AGTGCATCCCGTAGGTTTGGCAAAGCTTGCACGCCAACCGCAACGCTTCTTTATCAATCTGATCCTCTTGCAGCACTTTTGCTTTTTGCATCAGGTAATAAACAAGGTCGGGATACATTGAACTGGCCCCAACGTCACCTGTCATCAAGCGCTCAACCTGGATTCCCTGCTCAACAAAAACGTGTGATTGCAGAAAATAATCAGGGCCATCTTCAGGGCGTAGCAGATTGACATTTCCGCGAATGCCAAACATCGTCAGATCTGACAGGCCGCCAACAATCTGTTGATCACCGCCTGGCAGTTCTGGAAAGTCCAGCGTGTTGTAAACAACCTCAGTGGCTTGGCTTGTACCGCTTAGCGAACCATTGCCAGGTGCTGAGCTGCTGTAGCCCATCGATGCATTTTGGTATGCAGCGACTTGCTGAGGCATGTTTTCGCTAGGGCTCAAAAGGCAATAGCTGCTTGCGCCCGTCCAACCAAACTGAGCAGTACTGAACTGGATTTGGTACTTATCAGGCGGCAGACCATCAACCTCAAAAGTGTTGCTGCCATGATTTAACCACTGCTGACCCTGCTGTAAAACACTGCCGTCTGTTTCGCTTACAACGCTCCAGTTATACAACACGCCTGATGTAAAATACAATGCTGCATTCTTATTCATGCCAGCCGTAGTCACTAGAAATGTTTTGTTGTAAGAAATGCCATCAGAAGTACACCGCGGGTTTCTCTCGTACGAATCAATTACTTGAACATTAAAGCCTTTGTTGCGGTAATAATCGCCACTGCTAGCGCCGCTCTCGGCGTAATCTTTTCGCTTCTCAAGCCAATCCCCGCCCATAGTGCATGAGCCTCTGTTGCTATCAGGCCGCCAACCTTCACTCCAGGTATTAGACCAATCAGCGCCACAAACAATTGCCCCGCTGAAAGTTACTTGGCAATCAACGCTAAAATTCAGCGTCACCTTAACCGCCTTATCTGTTTGGGTTGAATAAGTAAACCCGCTTTGACTAGGCCCAGGCCCTGGACGGTTAATGATCTCTGTCCAGTTAATAGAGCCGCCTGGGTCATAGTCCAGATCTAAGCAAGCTGGTACATCTTCATAAGCCGTACAAACCTCAGAATCAGGGTCTACATCGCCAATCTTGCTATATCCCCAGAAGGTCTTGGCGCGATCAATAGCGCTGACCTGCCCTTGGCTCAGCAGGTACATCATTGACAAATCAGTTTGTCTGACGCCAAGTTGAATCAGCCTTGGACTTAGCCACACCCCGCCATTAACACCAAGCTCACCGCCCCAGTCCTTACGGTCGCAATAAATCAGCGGAACGGTCTCGCCAACAACCGCGATGTCTTGCGCGCGCTCAAGGTTTGCTTGGCTTGTGCTGCTATCGCTTGACTCGTCATAACGCTTAATTGCGCTAACAGCATGAGTTGGGTTCTGGGGGTAAGCGTATTTCACAGACTCGGCAACCTCCCCACAAGGCTAGTCGTGATCTTGCGGCCAGGAATGTCACCGCTAATCGCATCCATCGCAGCGCCTAGCTCAACTTCGATTGTGGTTAGGTCGGTCTGCATATTCACCACTTCGCCAACAAACTGTGCGATCAGCGTGCCAGTGGCTGGGTCATAGGTTGCGCTTACAGGCATTTCTATCACTTGCACTAAACAAAGATATTCCTGTGCAATGGCAGTTTCTAAAAACTCCAGGTGCGCCCTAGTGGCTGGCAGACTTAGCGTGATGCCGCCCTCGTCTGCGGTGCGGTTCATCAAAATATCGCCAACGTTGAAATTAACAAAGGCAACGCCGTTGATTGCCTCATTGACCCAAAAGTTCTGCCAGAAGGCATGGTTAACGTCATCTTTGTAAAACTTCAGCATGACGGCAATTGCTGATTCCATCAGAGACCAGCGCCCAGGCGTGCGCCACTACTGCGCGTGAGCGTGTTCATTGTTGCGTTTGTTGCGCTCTTAACGATGCCTCCAACATCAGAACGCTTGATGTAGTCATCACCGTTGAAATTGACGGTGCTGCCTGAGTAATTGATGGTTACTCCAGAATCTGGAATCACGCTATTGCCACGTACGCCGCTGCCATATCGACGCATAGCCCCAGCCATCTTGGACTCTGGAATGATGTATTCAGGCTCACCACCCTCGCCAACAACTGCCTCAGTTGCCTGTGTGACATAACCCCCCGTTGCGAAAGCCGATGCAGTACTACCTCCCCTACTGCCCCCATTGCCTTTCGGGAAATAAACCCCACGATCCTTTCCGCCAGATTCTTTGAACCTCTGCCAATCAAAGTTTTTCATGAAATCATCTACCTGCTCTCTATTGGCTTGTGCGTTAAGCATCCCAAGGTGCGCAGCGTTCATCTGACGCCGCTGCTCCTCCTCGCTGGTCCGGACAATGTTGCCTGCATCGTCGAGCTTGTACTTGTCATATACCTGATCACCGTGCCAAACACTAGTAGTGCTCTTACCGCCACCACCACCACCGCCAGCCGCTGCAGCAGCATTAGCCACTCCCTGCGTTGCAGCTGCTGCGCTATTGGCTGCTGACGCCAACTGACCCATCTTTTGCACGCCTTTATCAATCTCTTGGTTGGTTTTTTGTTGCTGCAATTCTTGGAGCTGCTGCTCTTTCAGAACACCAGCCGCTGCAATCTTCTGATCTCTGACGGCAGCCGCTGCTTTTAATAGTTCCTCATTAGCTGCTTTCTGTGTAACGATTTGCGATTTAGCAATTGCCAAGCCCTCCATCGCAACTTGCACTGCCTGCATGGCTGCTTTTGCGTCCTCTTTGCGCGCCTTCGCTAAGCCAACTTCAATTTGAGCCTCCTTAACTTTAAGCTCCAAAAGATCGCGGGCTACTTCAAGCTTTTTAACTTGAGCCTGTAGAGTTAATTTTGTTTCTTCATACTCAAGTTTGGCCTGAGCAACAGTTGCTTGATAGATCGCTTCAATTGCTGCCATCTTCTCTTGCTCAGTCTTCGCTGCCTCTAGCTCCATCTGGGCTTTTTCTTTTTGAACACCTAACATTGTCTTTTCTGCACTCAGCCTGGCCTGGGCCAACGTATTGGCATTCCTCAATGCCGCATTTTGCGTTGCCTCGAAGCTTGCCGACTTTGCTTTAGCTGCTGCCAGGTTTTTCGTCAGCGTTTCCACTAACTGTGCTGACTTGTCAATAGGTTCAGGCGTTTCTTCTAAAGTCTTTTTTAGGTCTTTTGCGTCTTCTTTTGGCTTGTCAAACATTGATGCCAAGCCACCTGTTGCGCCTTCAATGCCACTAAGAACGCCGGGAATCTCCGCAACTAAATTAATAAACTTTGCGAGCTTATCAATGATTGGCGTAATCGTATTGAGAAAGTTTTCAAGCGCAGGAACAATGATTTTGCCGACGGCTTCGCCAAGATCCCTTGCTGCCTCACCTGCGCTGTCCATTGACCCGGCAAAGCCAGCGCTACCCGCCGCCTCAGCCGCGTCGGCATATTGCCCCTCAACGACGTTCAGGATTTCCGCTTGAGCGCCAAGAATGTTGCCGGACGCTTGCAACGTCTTGATCAGCTCAATTTGGTGCTCCTCAAAAGTTGTGCCAGAGCGAGACAAATACGTCAGGCCCCTGGCCGGATCCTCTAACGCCTTGCTCAGCTGCAGCAGGCTGCTATTCAGGTCACTCCCGATGATCGTTGACATATCAGACGCAGCTTTAGCTACGCGCTCATAGGAGTCAACGCCGATCTGCTTAAACGACGTAAGCAGCGCATACCCTCGCGTGAAATCTTCCTCGTCAAACAGCGTCGTCTTGCCAAGCTTGTCGGCTGAAGCTTGCAATGCATCAAGCGCTGACGTGCCTGCTTGCCCAAGGTTTTGAAGACCGTTTCGCAGCACAGCTACGTCTCTCTGCCGATCGCTAAAGATGCCGATCGTTTTGCTTATCAGAGCCAATCCACCCGTGATGGCAGCAATTGGACCTAGTGCTGCAGAAAGTGCAATACCAAAGCTGTTGACCCCGCCTGAGGCAGACGTTGCAGCAAAGCCAGTCGCCCTAAACCCTTTTGACGCTGCAGCGTTAGCTGTCGCCGACTTTGTTGCTGCTGCACCATTCGCAGTTAAAGCACTGTTGTACTTACGGATATTGTTTGCGCCCCCGTTAGCGGCAGCCGCCGCCTGATTCATTGCCACTTGGCTCTGCTTCAGGGCCTGCATGCCCTTGACGTTGTAGACAACATCAAGATTGACTTGAGCCACAGCATTCCCTAGGCGTAAGCCAAGTTTAACGGCGGCGGCTCATAGCCCTTCGCTGTTGCTCCTCTTGCTGCTTGTTCCTTAGCTCAAAGTAAGCAGACCAAAGCAGCATCTCCTCGTCAGTAATCCGCTCGCGCAAATCGCCAAGCGTCATGTGCAGTTCTTGGGCTAGGTACAGCTGAAAAAACAGCTTGGCATCATCCTTTATCTGCTCACTCAGCTTCTTCTCCGGCGCTTTTGTCTTCCGACTCCTCGGCTGCCTCCTCGTCTTCAGTGCCCATGACAGCGCTTAGCAGCTGGTCAAAGACAGCGCTAGGCAGTTCGCGACGCAGCCGCGCTGCATCAGCAGGAATGAAGCAAGCCTGCCCAGTCTTCTCTCTGCACTTGCTAATGATCAAGCTCATGGCAAAGCGGCTGGACTGTGCTGCGCCGTCGCCTGCTTCCTTCAATGCCTTCTCACGTTCTGCAGCCGTCAATGGCGTAACCCAGAAAGTGAACTCCTTATCGTTGACTTCAATCGTCTTCTCAACCGCTGTCATATCGACAGCTTTAACCAACTGATCAATTAGGCGCATTGGTGTAAATCCCGTTACCTAACAAGTTTAGGAGGGCAGGGGAACTGAAACCCCTGCCCCGTCAGCCACGGGATAAGAGGCTGACTAGACCAGGCTAATTAGCCAGCCAGCTTCACACCGAACAACACCTTCGGTTGGCCAGCAAATCCGAAGTTAATGGTCGCCTCAACAGCGTCCTCAGTGTTGACTGTAATCTCAAAGCCATTTAGCGAGATTGGCACCTCGATGTAGTTCGAGGCGTCGTTATCTACGCCATTAGGCCCGCAAACGGCATCGATATAGAACGAGGCCATAGCGCCTGCCTGATCCCGCAGCATGGTGTTAGCCAGCAAGCGGTTAGCGGCTGAGGAGGTGTCTTTGCTAAACAGCACGGTCATGCTGCCTTCGCCAGAAGCGAAGCCAGGCGCTGTCTGTTTGAACGAGGCAAAAACACTGGAACCGCCCTCGCAGGGTTTGCAAGGCAGGGTCGAAATGTCGATGCTTTCCCGTTCCAAGCTCATTGAGTACTCCTTAATGGAGCAAATCGATGTGTACTCAGACAGCCTGATCTCAAAGTGATTGGCCTGATCGGAGCCAGTCGCATCACCAGCAAGGGTGATAGCCCCAGAGTCAGCAGGAATGACAACGGTGATTGCTTCAGGAGCAACCACAGAGATCATCACAGTCGCTGTCTTGTCAACGACAACACCGGCAGTGGTAAAGCCACCATCCAGAGTTGCAGTACCAACAGCGGTGATGTCAACGATGTCACCAACTTGATACTGGTGACCGGTAGGCACGGTGATAACACCAGCGCCAGCAGGGAAGT